GTAATTGTGTAGAAAACGACGTTTGGCTCGGAATAATCCCCTCCTATATTGGGTCCCCCCAAGCCCACCAGATGGGTATGAGCCTTAGCCCAAACAAGCTCGGCTGTCTGAACATAAGCCCCAGGAAATGCTAAAATTACATCATTTCTATTTGCTATCGCAGCAGCATAGGCCGCAGGCAGGGTGTGGAAAATGTGATCACCTGGTATTTTCTGATTGACAAGCCAGACATGATAGGCACTTCCGCTCACGACCAGATAGAACACGTCTCCGATACCAGGCCCCAACTGAAGGAGACTCATAAGCCAAAACCTCAACGATGCCGAAAGATTTCCTAATTTAATCATGATAATCCTCCATAGTTTTCCCCCGCAGAGAAGGTTTTGACCATCCTGCAGGATACTGGTTAAATTGTTAAGAACTTGGGGAGGAGGAAAGTCCCCCTCCCCACCTGTACGAGGCGCGTTTATGCGCTCTGGAGAAAATCAGCGTTATTCTCCTTGGTCTCGGGCCTTGGAAAGGCCTCGAACCAGGGATTCCAGTACACTCCACCGCCAGTGTCCCCAAAAACGAATTTTAATTCATCCCCCGCATTCAGTTTTATGGGAGCAGTCGGTGCCTTCCAGACAATCTTCCCTGCGGGAGTGAGAGTCGGGATTGTAATGACAGCCACCGCCGTCGCATCCGTATCACTATACGGGGTGACTCGTCTTGTCACCGTCAGGGTTGCAGCCGCCGTATCAAGAGCTACCCTGATTTGTGCCCCCACTGCATACAGATCGCAGGGCTGGTTCACCCGGCAGACGATCGTTGTGTTTCTGGCAAAACCTATCGTAGCTCCATCCGCTATCCCTTCACTGATACACAAAACTTTAGAATCTGTGTAAGACATGGTTTTTAACCTCCTTTTTTTGAGTCACTTCAAACTCTGGTTAGGAAATAGGATGGGCCATACTCGACCCATCCCCACAATCAATAACTACGCAGATGCGTATTAAGAACTGGAAATGTAGCAACCCTTCACTTTTCCAGCCGTCGCCGTCAGCGGCCAAACCAATCCGAGTCCCACGACCCCATACCAAGCCGCTGAGTTAACTCTGCCATGATCCTGTCCGAAGTTGACCTGAACCCTGACCTCGGGTGTTTCCGCCTCGATCATGGCTGCAAAATCATCTCCGAAGATGATCCCTTCTCCAAGAACAGAACCCGTCCCCTTGTTGTTCGCCATGCAGTTCGTGTCCTTGATCTCGATGCACCGGATACTCTCGACCTTTCCAACTTCGGAGTTGTGAAGGGTATCGCCTTCACGAAGATACTGCTTCCAGGTCTCGAAATCGTCGTCGTTCTTAATGCCCCTCATTGCCTTTGTGCTGAGCAATCCGATCCAGTCGTCACCTTCGTAGGGATCTATGATATAGGTGTCAGCAAAGGAATCCCTGATGGCGCCCAAATGGGCGATATTCAGGTTGACGAGGGCCGCAATGTCGATCACTCCATCCTCCATGAAGGTTCCACCGGTCAGAGAGGTCGGCGCATAGATGAGATAGGTGGTCTTCATGACCGTTGCCGCAAGTCGGTCCAGAGCCTTGGTCATCTGCTTTCTCAGGGCCTTCTGAATCGGATCCTGCGGGTCGAATTTGGAAAGCAACTGGCTCATGTGGCTAAATGTCACCGCACGGCCATATTCTGAAACGGTGATCGCCGTGGTGGACAGGGCAAAGTCATCCACGGGAATCCGGTCGTGCTCCGAAAGTGCAGCACTGGTGGGTTGGGTCAGAAGGTCGGCCCGGGTAATGGTCTGTGATTCACCCTTCTTTTTTCCAAAGCCTGGTTCGGTCCTGACGAAATCCATAAACTTGGATTCGACAATAGACTGTTCCCGAAGCTTTGCGCTCAAACTGTTATTTTTGTACACACCCGATGGTGCGGAAAATTCCCAAGTGAAATCCATGATCTATTCCTCCTTATGGTGAGTGACGGAGTTTCCTCCTTTCGAGAACTGCTCTTTGAGCTTCGCCCATCGTCTGGGAGGCCTCCGGTTCTTTTTTGGTTATTACCTTGGCACCGCGCCCAAGGACCTGGAGATTCTCTTGATTCTCCTTTTCCTCGATGGCACGTTTCCTTTCCTTGCCTCTTAATTCGTCAACAAAGTCTTTACATAGGTTGGCGGTTTCTTTGATCTGGTCTTCCATAGGAAGTGATTTTTCGACGTCCGCCGACAAGGACCAAAATAACCTCAGAATACTTTCCTTCTCCTTCGGTGGGGTCTTGTCGGAAATCAATCCGGCCTCTTTCAGGGCGTCATCGACAGCGGATATAACGACTTCCTTGTTTCGCTTGGCCTCCTCTTGCTCCTCAAATGTGAGTTTGGAAATTGAAGCCTGTGCGTCGGACCAAACTTTAGCTATTTTTCCGTTATATTCCGCCATCTTCTTCTGATAATCTTCCCATTTGGCTTCAAACTGCGGGTCGTCTCGATCCTGTGGCGGTACGGGCATTGGAATGGCTGCGGCTTTTTCAATCGTACTGTCGGCAACCCCTTGGCGTTTTACATCCCATGGGTTTTCGGCAGGGGCTGTAGGAGGTGCTTCCTTGGCGCTCTCATCAACACGCTTCTGAAGATCCGCGACAATGGTTTCCAGCTTTTTAGCCTTTGTGGTGGCCTCCGTCATCTTCTTTTTGGTTTCTTTGACGGCCCTCTCGGCGGCTGCTTGGTCTTTGTACTCAAAGTGGGTTTCCTCTTCTTCTTTTTCTTTCTTTCCCCCACCTTCCAACTTCTCCAACGCTTCGGCCGCTCGGTCCTGCTCACCCTTTTTCTGCCTCGCCTTTTTCTCCTCTACTTCTTGTTCCACCGCTTCTGCACCGATTGCTCCGTGCTCGGGTGATCCCACAAACTTGGCCTCGGACGAATCCTTTTCGGGGTCCTTGCCAGGAGTGGTCTCCACTTCTTCCTCGTACCCGTCGTCCAGATTCAAATCTTTTGCCGTCACCTGTCTTCCCATCGTTTCCACCTTCCCAGAGAGTCCCATTTTAGGGGTCTGGGTCCTTTCTTATATTCTCAACCGGGAGTCCTTCCGGGCCGGTGTGAGTGCTACATAAAACCCAAAAAGAAAAAGCCACTCATGCCGTGCGCACGGTGGCTTTTTTCTTTATTTTGGGAATCCCTTCGCCACTGCTCCACCTCGCGATTTATTCTATACTTAAAACTTCTTTCGATTGCCTTCCTAATCTTATCCAAGTCAACCTTTTGGCTGCCGCTTCTCCGACCTGGATGTCATGACCAAAACCATCCAGCAATCGGAGCAGTGCAATCGCTTCAGGATCGGCATTAACCAAGTTTTCTATTCTTTGCTGCAGGGCCTTTTCAATCATGGCCACAAAAAGCTTTCCGGCCCTCGTCTTTAGTTTCTGCTCCGCCCCCAAGCCAGCAGAGGCCTCCGCTTCGAGTTGGCCCTCCAATAGTTTTTCTTTCTCGGAGGGGCCCTTATCCCTCGGCCTTCCGGTCCTGATATCAACTGCCATCCCACCAATGATGCTATCGCTCATTTCTTCCCTTTCTTCGTAGGTGCGTATGAACTCAGGGACGATCCCCTCATCTTTCCGAGTGTCAGTGCCAAATTCGCTCTTTTTCCCAATTTACCCCCTTTTTTTGCTGCGGCCCTAAGAGTAGATTGGGGAATCTTTTGGCCCTGCGGGATCCCGAGCTGAGAGTGAAGTGCTCCTTTCTTCATCCCCATTCCCTGTATCCACTTTTTTACCATTTTGGTATCCTCCCTGTTCGAGATAAGCTACCATTTTTCTAAGAAGCACTACATCATCCTTAACCATTCCCAACGCTCGGTTGCACCAATGACACAGCCACCCCCTAAATTTTCCGGTTTTATGATCATGATCGAAAACGGTAGGATCGTTGTTGAATCCACCACCCATCCGACCACATAGTTCACAATTCAAAGCCCTGGATCTTCCTGCAACTTGTTCCTGAAGGGCCAGCAATTGGACTTTGAATTTTCTATTACGAATCGATTGAGCCTTTTTGTATCCCGGCGTTTTTCTACGCGCGGCCTGGGCTACACGATCTTTCTGCCTAATCATCTCGATATGTCCCTGTCTGTGTCTGGATTTGATCGCTTTTATTTTATCTGGATGCTTGTCACGATACCTTACCGCCGCACTATTCACCTTGTCTTTATTCCTGCTTCTCCATTGTTTGACTCTTTTATAATTGACACCCTTAAGACATACTTTGCATTGGGAACTATATCCCCGTGGACGACCATTTCTTCTGTTAAAACACTCTTTAGATTTATCCTCTCCACATTTTGAGCAAAGCATTCTTCGTTCTCTCTAAAGACTTATAGTCAAATTGCAAATCGCTTCTTCCCCCTCTTTGATTTCTTGGGTGAGGGCATGAATCCTGACAATGCCGAACCTTTCATTTTCATAATCTTTGATTTCCCAGGAGTGACAGGTCCACCTTTTGCCCTCGGGATTAATGTAATATCTTTCAGCGGATATAATTTCCCCGCCTTATAAGACTTGGGTTTCTGGACAATCGGCTCAGCCGGGGGGGGAGTGAATCTCCTCGCCGCCGGGATCGGAGTGGGAGTGCTGATCCCCGCTGCTTCTTCCATCTTGTCAATGAAACTTTTTTTTGCCATCGTCTTCCTCCCATCACGTTGGATTAAATTGGAAATCTCTTCTGAACCTTTTGAGTCTTCCCGCCTTTCTTCCCCCTACGTGGTGCCTTGTTGGCTGCAGGAGCGAATCCTGCAAGGGGCATCCCTTTTGCCTTCATCACCGGAGGGCGTTTGACGGGCGGTGCGGCCGCCATTCGAAGTTTCCTATCGAGTGCTCCCATCATCGGAGGTTTCATCATGGGCGGACCTCCCATGCTTCCCATCCCGGGTGCAGTTGGAATTCCCGTTTTCTTCATCTTTTTCATTGCGATCTCCTTTTCTTCTTTTTTTTGTATGGTAAACCCGTTTCTGGGGTACTGGCGTAGTCATGGAGAGCGGTTCCGCTCATCTTGAGAATTGATCTATTCTTTTTATAGACCTTCTCTGGATGGTGTTCCGCAAGTCGGGCCAACCTCCCCATCGCTATGGATTCTGCCGGCATATTCCCCTCAATTCATCTTTCCGAAATTTCTCGTCCCAATGTTGTCTCTACCACAAAGCATCCTCGGCGGCTTCCATGTGGAATACCTAATCGGCCTGCCATCGGTGTTTCGCATCTTTATCATCCGGTCAAATTTTGGCCTTATCGGGATCCACAACTCCACTTCGATCTTCTTCATATCCCGAATCATCTGAAGGAGATGGGCCTCGTCTATTCTGCGATCAATTGCAGAAACAAAAACGACGTAGGGCGTATTGTTATCAGGACCTGCGGTAGAAGTTTGGTCGTTGTTGTTTGTGGCGGTAGTCGCGGTAGTCGTCCAATATCCAGGAATCATCGCATCTCCTACTTCTTAATCTCGTAGTAAATCCTGACCCTGCCCGTGATCTTTGTGGCCCCTGAATCTCCAGAAGGGTCAAAGCCAATTTGAAACCCTTCCCCAAAAATAGGGATGGTCGTTGTCGGGGTGGCAACATACTTCAGCCTCTCAATGGTCGTAGTATTCCTCGCTATGAGGGCCTTACTGTGGACAAGGACACCATGATGATCATAAAGATTGAAGGTCATTGTGATTGGGTTACTCGCATCTCCGATGATGTACTCCAATGCGATGATTTCCCCGAACCGAACCCGCTGTGAACCCGATCCCACAACTGTCTTTAAAACTTCCCCGTGTTCGGCTAAAACCCACGTATTAAAAAGAT